TTTCTTGCGAACCTATATAAAAGAAAGTGCTATCATAAGACGCATTACTTAAATCAAAACCTTGCGTAACATCCGCACCCGTTACCTCTAACGCAAAGCTGCTTGCAATGCCAGACGCTGGTGGGTTGCTGAAGGTAAACGTAGTGTTAGCCGATAGGGTCTTAGTGAAGTAGCTGCCAAGCGACATATCCACATCACTAGCTGCTACGGCTGTGCTATTCTGCAAGTACCGCTTGGCACTTAGCCCGTTCTTTATCTTAAATGCTTTATTGTTAGCCATGCTTCACTTTCCACTTAGCTAAATGCGTCACCAGACTGCACACCTATGTAGGTTGTACCGCCATCGTCTGTAGTAATTGTGTATAGGTCTTTTTCACCAGAGGCAGGGCTATCAGGTGCAGTACCACCAGCCCACTGTATGTCTGCATCCCATGTTATTGTGATGGCTGATGATGTAGAGTATTGATATACTGCATCTGTAGCATAACCTGTTATATACATTTTAGTACCATCATCTTTAAAAAAGATACCTGTAGGAGTAGAGTCTTGAGAACTTACACTAAAAACTCTTACGTGAGATAAGGTACTAATATCCCAAGCTGTGCTTAAACTAAATTCGTTTACTTCATCTCCAGTTGTACCTATAACAAATACTTTAGTGCCATCTGTACTAAAATATAAATTCCATGGTGCGCTTTCATAAGATGAAATACTGCTAGATTTTTGATTAAAAGATGCTGTTGATATATCCCATGCAGTTGTCATGTCAAACTCATTTATATCAGTACCTGACTGTCCCATCATATAAAATTTAGTTCCGTCATATTTAAAGAAAATACCTGCTACTGCAGTGTCTTCCCCTGAACCTGCTGTTACATTATCAAAACTAGCTGTACTTACATCCCATGCAGTGCTTAAAGAATATTGGTTTATATCATCTCCTGTAGCTCCACTAATATACATTTTAGTACCATCAGTTTTAAATGATATACCTGATGGATTAGTCTCTTGTGAAGAAACACTAAACTGAGTTGCGTAACTAGCTGTAGAAATATCCCATGCAGTGCTTAATGAGTATTGATAAACACTATCTCCTCCAGAACCTACCATATACATATCTAAACCATTATCTCTTATATATATTTGTCTTGGAGTAGCATCATTTGAACTAAAACTAAAAGTTTTGCTATCATAAGCTGCTGCACTTAAATCAAAACCTAAATTATTACCCGTCACCTCTAGCTGAAACGACTGCACATCCCCAGCATTGCTGAAGGTGTACTCTACGTCTGCGCTGGGCGTGTCTATGAAGTAGTTGCCAGTGGATAGATCAAAGCTGCCTGTCGTAACTGTGCTGCCAAAAGTGTATTGATATACATTGCCCAATCTTGATTGGTACAATTTAGTGCCATCTGTCTTAAATACAAAATTATTTGTGTCTGTAATAGCAGACAAACCCCCTATACTGCTTACGTTGTCATAGCTTGCTGTTGATAAATCCCAAGCAGTGCTAAGTGAATACTGATATATATCATCAGCATTAACACCAAACATCTTTGTACCGTCAGAATTAAATTGAACATACCAACCATCATCAGGTGTTTGACCACTAACTGCAAACGACACACTGTCATATGATGCTGTAGAGATGTCCCATGCTGTAGACATTGTATATTGATACATTGGGCTGTCATTGTCGGAGACATAAATTTTTGTACCGTCTGAGCTAATAGTAAAATCATACGAAGTACCAGTCTGACTTCCGTAATATAAACTGTTTCCAGTAGCACTTGTAGTAGATAAGTCCCATGCGGTGCTTAATGTGTGCTCATACACTCTGTCATCTTCATAAGCCTGTATATACAGCCGTGTGCCATCAGACTTAAATTGAAGGCCGTAACCAAAGGAAATATTTCCGTTTGAATAACTTACACTATCATAACTTGCCGTTGAAATATCCCAAGCAGTAGACAACGAATACTGAAAAACATCACCCGCACCTGTAGAAGAAGCGGATGTAACGTACATTTTTGTACCGTCTGTTTTAAATGCTACACCAGCGGCATATGCTATCTCTGATGAAACGTCTGCTGACTTACTATCGTAAGAAAGAGAGGAAATATTATAACTATCTACATAACTCCCCGCACTTGCAGCATCGCCCAGCGTGACCTTAGTAGCACCGCCAACCTCAACAGCATTCTTTACGATGAAATCCTTGTCGTTAGCCATTATGCCGCCCCATCTATTGCTATTGCTGCTTGGTAAGTCGTGCCACCGTCACGGGTGCTGAATGTTAGTACATCTGTTTCATTCGCCGCAGGACTATCTGGTGCAGTGCCGCCGCCCCACTGTAGGGTGCTGTCGTAGGTGACTGTGTAGGCTGATGATGTAGAGTATTGATAAATAGTATCATTAGTGCTACCTGTTACATACATTTTAGTACCATCATCTTTAAAGACTGCAACATAAGGGTTAGTCTCTTGACTTGATACATCAAATTCTTGTACATAAGAAAGAGTAGAAACATCCCAAGCAGTACTTAAGCTATACTCTGTTACGACATCTGTGGAGTTATTAGGAATAAAAACTTTAAGTCCATCTGAAGTGAAAAATGGTTGTCTTGGACTGGCAACTATAGACGGTGAATATTGATTAAATGTAGCTGTAGATAAGTCCCAAGCCGTACTTAAGTTGTACTCTACAAGTTTATCATTTTCATCACCTGAGAAATACATCTTAGTACCATCTGGCTTAAAGAATAGACCAAAAGGAATATTATCTACAGTAGAAACATCTAAGGTATGTGTAATGCTTCCTGTAGATATATTCCAAGCAGTAGTTAGAGTATGTTCATATATGTTATCACCACCGTATCCAGCAATATACATTTTAGTGCCATCATCCTTAAAGAAAATACCTGAAGGTATAGTCTCGGCTAGAGCAAGAACTCTTACATAAGTTAGTGTACTTAAATCCCAAGCAGTGCTTAATGTATACTGATTTACTTCATCTGCACTAGCCCCAACCATAAACATTTGGGTTCCATCATCAGTAAAATATAAACCCATCGGACTGTTATTCTGACTAGCAAGACTTGTACTCACACTATCATATGCAGCACCGCTTAGGTCATACCCATTCACCGCCCCATCCAACAACAACGTAGCCTGACTAACAGTCCCACTTGCCGCAGGGTTGCTTAGGCCAACCTGAATGTCAGACGTTGGGGTGATCTCAAAGACTGAACCTGTGGATAGGTCTAGGATTCTGCTATCTAATTCTGCAGAATACTGAAAAACAGTATCTTGAGTAGAGCCAAATATATAAAACTTAGCACCGTCTGGACTAAAAGTAAAACCCATCAGATTACTCTCTTCACTCTGAGTAGAAAAACTAATATTGTCGTAAGTTGCAGTACTAACATCATATGCCGTGCTTAAAGAAAGCTGAAAAATTTTTTCTTGGCTACTGCCCCCAACAAACATTTTTGTCCCGTCAGAGTTAAACGCCAAATCAACAGGTACTGTATCCGATAATACAGTGGCGGTATCAAGATACTTTGAGTCATAACTACCAGTGCTTACATCAAATGCTGTTGATAAAGAGTATTGATGTATTTTGTCACTACTGTTTCCAGCAATGTACATTTTAGTTCCGTCATCATTAAAAATAAAACCTAGAGGAGCTGTATCTTGAGAGGAAAAAGAAAAAGAATCTACAAAAGTTGCATTTGCAATATCATAAGCTGTGCTCATTGTATATTCATTTACATCATCACCGTTATAACCAGCGATAAACATTTTTGTACCATCGTTGTTAAAACGTACAGCTGATGGCGTGCTTTCTTGAGAATTAACATTAAAAAAAACACTGTCATAACTAGCAGTTGAAACATCATAAGCAGTAGACAGACTGTATTGAAAGACCTTATCTCCTCCGTTTCCAACAACATACATTTTAGTGCCATCACTATTAAATTCAATACCTCTTGGCGTGCTTTCTTCAGAACTAACACTAAAAGATTTGCCAGTATAACTAGCATTGCTTAAGACAAAATTCTCTATACCAGATGTAACAGTACCCACCGCCTCGTAATAAGCAGTGGGTTTAATACCGTTCTTTACTTTAAAGTCTTTATTGTTTGCCATGCTTCACCTTCCACTTGGCAGTGTTATTATGCTACGAGTGTAGCAATCGCAGTATGATCTGTTGAAGTAGTACTTGCTGCAGTTACACGTACACGTACATCTGTACCACTGATGTCTACATCATATGTAGCTAGTGCAGTGTCTGTATTTACTTCACCGTACTGTGTGGCAACTGCAGTTGTACCATCATGTGCAATAAGCATCTTTGTAATTGTACGGTCTGTTCCATCATCAGCTACAAGCAATACTTCCATAGCAACATAATCTGCTTTAGCATACGAAGCTAATGTTGTTTCTGTTGTAGCAGTAGTTGTGACTGTTTGCGTGTCTCCACCGCCACCACCACCGATAGCACCCCACTCACCATTTACATAACCTTCAAACTGGTTATCTGTTGTGCTATACCTAAACATACCGTTTGCAGGTGATGACGGGCGCTGTGCAGTTGTACCATCAGGAACTTGGATTGCGTCTGTTGTGGCAATATCCAAAGAAACGGCAGGAGAAGTTGTACCAATACCTATCTTGGGATTATTTGAGTTTAAAACAATTTTTGCTTCACCTAAAAGTGCACTGCTTATTTGTAGACTCCCATCGCCGTTCACAATATCGTTAGGTTCAATTGTAACAGTATCTTTGAATGTTGTATCAGCAAGGCTAGAAACAACATTTTGTTCTTGAAATAATACACCGTCAATAGTTGTACTAAAAAAACTACCTGATGCTGAATTAGACCCGTCAATTTGTATATCCCAAGCATCTGAAACAAAGGTTTTTCTAAGTTTAAAATAACTTTCAGCAGCATCTGTAGAGATAAGATGTAGTTCAGGGTCATCGTTTTCAACAATCAAATGACCACTGCTATCAATAAGAGGAACAGTACCACTACTGTCTGGGAATGTGATGGTGTTGTCGGCTGTAGGGTTTGTAAATGTTACCGTAGTTTCGTTTGCATCTGCACTAGAACCCTCTACGGTAAAACCTGAGTCATCCAGATGCAACCCAGTTACAACAGGGCTAGTAATTGTTTTGTTTGTTAATGTTTTTGTAGTGCCTGAAAAATATGTGTCAAGTAAATCTACATCAAAGTAGCCGATAGATGAACCTGATGTATCATATACTGCAATACCATCATCTGCTGCAATTGCTGTACTTGTGTCAATAGTAATGGCAGATACATCTGCTACAGCATTAAGTTCTGCACCTGTAGCTGTAAGTCCTACAACATTGTTAGCTGTTCCAGCAACGGTGTCTACGTAAGCTTTTACAGATTGCTGTGTAGGGATAAGTGTAGCACTATCAGATGTCATATCATCTTCGTCTACAAATGCTGTTACAGTAATTGTACCATCAGACAGACTACCATAAGTTACTGTGCCAGTTGCTGTAACTGTAGTACCACTAACGTTACCCGTTACGTCACCAGTTAAATCTCCCGTAACATTACCAGTGACATTACCAGTTACATTTCCTGTTAAGTCACCAGTAACATCTCCAGTCAAATCCCCAGTAACGTTCCCTGTAACATTACCAGTAACATTACCCGTAAGGTTGCCTGTAACATCCCCTGTTACATCTCCTGTCAAACCACCAGTAACATCACCAGTAACATTTCCTGTTACATTACCTGTCACATTGCCAGTTAGATTACCTGTGACATCTCCTGTTACATCGCCTGTAACATCTCCAGTTAAATCACCTGTGACATTTCCAGTAACGTTTCCAGTTACATTACCTGTGACATTACCTTCAACGTTAGCAACCATAGTGCCTGTAGTAATTGTAAGATCGCCAGTAGATGCACCAGTAAAGGAACCTGTACCTACAGTAAACTTATCTGCTGATTCATCAAAACCAATGAAAGCATTATCACTGTCACCACGTTCAATAACAATACCCGCATCATTAGCAGGTGTACCTGTAGTACCATTACCTAACTCAATCAACCCATCGGATACAACTGTATTTGTTGTAGATACAGTAGTAGTTGTGCCATTAACAGTGAGGTCACCACCGACTGTCACATTCCCTGAAGTAGTTACAGTGGCAAAGCTAGATGTGCCAGATGAAGTTACGTTACCAGTAAGATCGCCAGTAACGTCACCCGTAACGTCACCTGTTACATTACCAGTTAGGTCACCCGTAACGTTACCCGTAACGTTTCCTGTAACGCCCCCAGTGACATTGCCTGTCACGTTACCCGTTACGTTACCTGTTAAGTCTCCAGTTACGTCACCTGTAACACTACCTGTTACGTTACCTGTAATGTTACCTGTAACGTCACCAGTAAGGTCACCAGTGACATCACCTGTAATTGTTGTAATTGTAGCAGCATCTGCATAAAAGTCAGACCAACGAATAGATGTAGTACCTAAGCTGTATAAGCTATCTGCTTCAGGATTTAGTGCCTTAGCTGTAGACGTAGCAGCTACTAAGTTACCAGTAACATCACCTGTTAAGTCCCCTGTGACATCTCCCGTAACGTCACCCGTAACATCGCCTGTTAAGTTACCCGTTACGTTACCTGTAATATTCCCAGTTACACTACCCGTTACGTTGCCCGTTACATCACCCGTTAGGTCACCTGTAACATCACCCGTGAGATTACCTGTAACATTACCAGTAACGGGGCCGACAAGAGAAGTACCAGTGATTGTAGTACCTGTAATTGCAGCTGCAGTTGTTCCACCAATAATTGCATTATCAATAGTACCACCGTCAATGTCTGCAGTGTCAGCTACAAGGCTATCAATATTAGCTGTACCGTCTATATATAGATTACGCCACTCAGAACCTACAGCACCAAGATCATGAGTATCATCAGCAGAAGGGATAAGAGGAGAGGCAACGTCTGCAGTAACTGTAACCGTATCAGTAGCTGAATCACCAAGTGTGGTATTACCATTAACAGTAAGATTACCAGTAATTGTTGCATTTTCATGTACCTGAACTGTGTCGATATAGCCAATACCATCAATATATAAATCTTTAAACTCTGCACCTGATGCACCAAGGTCAATGTCATCATCAGTTACAGGAACTATAGCACCGTCTTGAATGCGTAGTTGCTCTACTGCAGCAGCAGATACCTCACTAAAGAAACCAATTCGATTATTTGTTGTGTCAATTACAACTTTGTTTAATGCATCAGTGTCAGCAATCAGTGGTACGTAAGCACCCTCTGCTGTTGTACCATCATGTTTGTGACCCGTACTTGCATTAAATGCGGCAAGTATTTGATCAAACTCCGCATTAACTGGTGCAGCTTTAATAATAGCATTAGCAATAATATCTGCTACGGATTGTCTTGTATAACCTGCCATTTTATAACCTATCTCCTACTCCAAATGTAACCACAAGACCTTGTATACTGTGTGATGCATTTGCGTCATTTGTAACAAATCTGAATGAAGCAGACTTGCCTGAACCTGAAACGTTAGTACGTTGCACTGGTGATGGATTACCATCATAAATTGCGGTGGCGTCATACTCAGCTTCGTTAAAGTATGCTGCAGCACCTTCTGTTGTTAATGTAAAGTTTGTAGGAGATAGAACGTCAGAGTCATCGTAATCATACAAAGCTGACATAATAATACTGTTATCTCCTTCAGAACGCATATACGTTGCTATGGTATAAAATATCTTTCGTTGTTCTGGATCTTGCATGTGGTAGAAAGGAGTCTGAAAAAGACTGAATATATTATCTCCGTCAAAGTCATTACCTTGTTCTTGCCTATGAACCTTACCAGAAGAATCTCCATGTAAGATAAATTCATTTTGACCTATATAACCACTGTCCGAACATGTAGCTGTGATACCCAGCATTTGACTGTATTCAAACTGCAGTCCATTTGGTGTTAATCTAAAACCACCAATAATACCCTGTGTATCTGAACCCGCAAAGAAATACCTAAACTGCGTCTTTTGTCGTATGACTACGGAGTTTAATCCTTCAAGATCAATATCAAAAATAATGTCAGTAAAAATAGACTGAATGTCTTTTGATACCGTTTCAAGATTAACATCTCCAATCTTATCCGTACCAGATATAGGACGTAAGCCATCTTGTGATAAGAAGAGTAGATCACCACCTATTTCAATAACACTATCAGAAGCAAGGCATCCTAAGTCATCTGTAACTTCTTGCAATGTAAAGTTAGAAATATTATCGCCAATAAGTTTTCTAATATTATTTGTACCAAAGATGTACAAAACATCACGAAAAGATTTGATAGCTACGACAGGGAACCCTACGTTTATAACTCCACCACCACTGGCAGGAGAAAAATCTGTTTCATCGTAAGGCGCACTAAAATACACATTTGTATTTTCGTTAGGGTCACCTGCTAGAAACATATGGTTTTTAAACACATGAGAAAACTTAGGATCGTCAGGTGCATTAGTGTGTGTAATCTGAGTATAGGTTGTACCATCATATGTAGCTGCAGGATTTACACCATCGGTAAGAATAATTTTAGGGCTTCCCCAGTTATACTTGGTAAAACGTACCTTGGTTACACCTGTCATAGTAGGGGAGCCAGAAGTAGTTACTGCAACCCAAGCATCTGTGGTATCATTCCAATAGTGTAGATAGTTATTACCACTAGAAGGTTTACGGCAAGCTAATATACCATCGTTAATACCATTAGCTACACATACGCCTAGAACATTTCCCGTACCTGTAATCGTACCGTAGTCGTTTCTAAAACCACTAATTCTCCTGTAACCACCAGTAACAGCAGGTTCATAGTTGATAAGACTCACTGCTGATCCTGGTTGTGTTTCACCTTGTGATAACACATCTCGGCTAGTGTTAAGACCGCCCTGACAGAATACTTTAAAGGATGCTAGATTTTCAGCCATTATACAATACTGCTAATAGTGTTACTAAAAGATTTATTTCTTTGAACTACTGTAGACCTAATATCTAGTGGGTCATCCATAAGTATACGTCTCATAGAACGAATACCAGTATCAAAGTTTTGTTGGTGTATAGCTGCACTCTGATCGTTAGATCTAAACCTCATCATATACATCATAGCACCGTCAACAATTACGTGATTAAACCTATCAGGTATAACGCAACTATCGTTGTAGTTAGTTAGGTCAGAAGGAAATTTCCAATACACATATTCTATTTCATATGCATTATCTGGGACAGGTGTTAAACCAAATTTACTTTCATAGGTTTGATAAACACGTTGAGGTGCAGATATACCAGAGCCTGAATCAGCTTGGTCATCAAGTCCACGATACCTTTGTGTATACTCTTCAAAGGATACTGTAGGTAAAAAGCTGGGAGTGTTGCTTGTAGAACTTAGTTGTTTAATATAAAAAGTATCCCAATCAACACTGGCAAAGTCAGCAGGAAAATCATAAAGTCTTGTTCCTGCAGTTAATGTTTGAATATATGTAACTTTAAGAAAAGGCCACTCTTGGCCTGTCTGTAGGATATTTCTAATGGAGTTGTTAATAGCATCTTTAGCAAGAGCTTGTACATTACGTACTGAATCAAAGCCATCACCAGACGTAGTCAGTGTAACTTCGTTAAGTCTGCGTAATAGTTGATTAGTTAAAGTAACATAAGTTGCCATTACAAAAATCCTTCAGATAGCCTAAAGGGGCCAGTGACCCAGCCCCTCTAGTTTAGTTCAGTTAAACTTGATCACGTGCAACTTCTGCTGCACCTTTTCCATCAACGTCCATTACCAAAGCCCAGACACGCAGTTTACCTGCAGTAGCTGTACCTGTCAATGTGTCAACAGTTAGGTCAAGTGTATCCTCTGCACCAACATATGCTACTCCTGGAATTGATGGAGCAACATCCCCTGCTGATTTAGAAGCCATTGCATAACCTGCAACGAACTCGTCATCATCAAGGCCTGTACCAATGTCGAAAGTCAGAGCAGTAGCACCTGCAAGTGCTTCTGTAACTTCAACACCAGCAGCTAGGATAACTGTCTGTGCAGGGAAAGTAGCAACTGTGTTTGCACCAGATGCTAGATCTGTTGCATTAAGTTCTACTGAGATTGTACGCATTCCGTTAGGTGTCATAATTCAATCTCCCCTTATGCCAAGTTGTATTTAGCTGTAGTGATTGCTTCTGGACGAAGAATCTTACGGCCATATAGATGCATACCACGGACAATGTCTGCAAATGAGTCAGGGTCACGGTATGTTTCTGTTTTGTTGATTTGCTCCGCAGTTGCAACAGCAGAATCGTGGCCAGCAACAATAACACCAAAGTTATCGTTTCGGTTATCTGTACCTGTTGTTGCAGGACCAGTACCAACTGATGGCAGGTTGCTTGAACTATATACACGGAAACCGTGGAAGTTGTTCAAAACTAGACCATTACGTAGGCCACCTGATTCACCGTAGTCGGCGTTTAGGAAGCGTGAATCTTCGTCACGAAGAACTTCCATAAATACTGGGTCAACAACGATCCATCTACCTTGTGTATCAACTTGTTGTTGATCAAGTAGACGACCCATACGAGCCACCATCATTGCTGGTGAAATCGTAGCTGTTGGCAGTGCTGTCGCACCTGGTAGACGAGCTGCAACTGGGATTGAGTGGTCACCTGCAGAAGCAGTTGTGATGTTACCAAAGTCACCCTTTGTTAGCTTCATTGAAGAAAGCAATTCGTCTGAACCTGCAGTATCAACTGCTTTGGTACCGTTTACAGTGTCGTTGACAGTGTCAGCTGCAGTATGCAGTGTAGACTGTTTGTAACCTGATAGGTAACCTAGAACTTCTTGGTCATGCTGGTCAGCCAAGCGGTATGCCGCACGGTTGGTAGCAAGGTCCATGAAGTTTACGTGTGAGTGAGCTTCCTCGATATCATCGACTTTGAAAGCAAAGTAATTGCTTTTGTCGACGACTAGAGAGAAGTCTTCATCGTCCAAGTCTTGTGCTGTGATCTGTGTGCCACGAGCATAAGAGCTGACCGAAATCTCAGGTTCTTTGATGATACGAACTGTATCACCTTGAGCACTGATCTCACCGAAATAATCAGAGTTAGTGATATCACCAACAACTGTAGACTTGCGGAAAGCAAGCTGTACTTTTTTGGAATAGATGACGCTGGAGAAGTTGCCGTTAGGCAAGTTTCCGTAGCCACCTGCGGTTGTAAAAGCCATGATAAAATCCTCCATGATATTTGGCTTGTTAAGCTAAACACCTTAAAGAGGCTGTACGTTTTCTAGGGTGCAGATAGTATACAGTTGCGCTACCGTATGCTTACTGGGCCTATACTTGAACAGGTAGTTCTTTTTAGTTTTAGACTTTTTATGAAATTTGGCTGAGACAAAAGGTAGTCACGAGGGGGCTTTTGTCTCTATGCCTATAGTTATACTGTTGATTAAGTGTTTGTCAACAGCTTATCTAGCTTTGCCAGATACATCGTAAACAAATTTACCCGAACGGATAGCTTTGTTGATTTCCTCGGACCTAGCTTCAAACTCTTTGTCTGACATTTTAGCTACATCTGATTCACGAATAGTGTCACTTGCATCATCTACATCTACATCTGTCTTACTACGACGAGTAACTGTAGAAGCTGCATCTTTAGCCTTAGCTTTCTTTGCAGTTTTAGTAAGGCCTTTATCTACTTTGTACAAATCAATAACACGTACTACTGACGCAGGGTCATCTGAGTTTTCGTACAGTGCATCTTGTACCCACTTAGGCTGTTCATTAGCCCAGTTATGAAAGTCATCAGAAGCACGTAGATCGTCAAAGTCTTCGTGTGATTTACGAATAGCATTCTCAGCTTTAACTCGTTCTGCTTCTGTTTGTGCTTTATCTAGCTCTTGAAGTCTGGCATCTGCTTTGCTAAACATTTCTTGAGCTTTCTTAGCAGCAATAGTCTCTACGATACCAGCTACGTCTGGATATTGCTTTGCCCATTCCTCAATATCTTCATCCGACTTGGGTGGAGCAATAGCTTCTTTTTTCATGCGTTTTTCAAAGGCTTCGAACTTCTCGTTCCACTCCTTTTCTTTTTCCTGCATGTGGCGTCTTAGATCGCCGTAACGTTTTTTGAAACTTCTTTCTTCTGGAGATAACGTTGCTTCTTCAACTTCTGTATCGGCCTCTTCCGTTTTGGTAACTTCTTCTTCTGCTTCAGATTCACCACGTTGTTCGGCTTCAAGTCGTTTAATCTCCTCTTCTTCCTCTTCAATACGCTTACGCTTTTTCTCGTAGTTATAACCTCGATCAACAAATCCTGCTGTTTTTGGTGTTTCTACTTCTGCTAGTTCAGGCATTTACATTCTCCTTATATTGGGGCCAGCCGTAGCTGGGTAGCCTTATTTCTTTTTCTTTTTGCCTTTGGCCATTAGGCCACCTTTATCGAATCCAACTTGACCCGATGTATTTTTACCAGATTGTATATCTTTTACTTTAGCCGTAGTTCTTTCAAGATTTTTAGTAGTGTCTTTTATGGTGTCAGATGTCTGTTTATCCATAATAGCTTTTGTTTCTGCAATAGACTTGTCAGTTACAACAGTTGGGAATGGATCGTCATCACCCCCTCCAGAAGGCTTTTTAAGTCCTTCATACTCTGAAACAGCTTTCTTTGCCGCCGTTTGTTCAAGGGTAGGTTTAGTTGCAACAGGTGGTTTAGGTGTTACCCCTGCTTCTATTGCCTTATCAATGTTTTCGAAACCATTTTTCTTAGCCCAAGCATTACCTTTTTGCTTACCTGTAGCAAAGATATCATCTAGGAAATCTAGAATACCTGGACCATCTTTAATAATATCTGCAACTTGTGTATCAATCTTACCAGCAAGTTTATCAAGACCTTGTGCTTTAGCAATAAGTGATGCAGCACGTAAGTCAGAGATTGCTTGTAGTCCACCACCTCTTAATGCTCCACCTGCGGCTGTAGCAAGACCAGCCATAGGTCCAGCTAACATAGTAGCACTTAATGTTTGCATATCTAGATTAGACTTAGACGGATCGTACTCAATACCTGCAATAAACTTTTCAATACCTGCTTGACTGTTAAAGTCTGCTGAATTTAACCAATCCTCATAAGCAGGTTTAGATTCTCCAGGGGGTTTTGGAGGTGGTCCACCATTATCATTACTAGATGTAATTGCTACAGGCATTTCTGTAGTGTAGCCTTGAGCTATAAGTTGATCATATCTAGCCTGATCTGCAGGAAGAGTTAACATTACAACTTGAGAAGAGTCTGTAAGATAGTTAGGACCATACAAAGTCACACTAGTAGTTTCTTCTTCTGGTACAGGTTCTACTGCAGTTTCCGATTGAAAAATTGTAGAACCTAATGGAAACCCTGTAAATGCTGCATTCTGAGCTTGTTGACCTGCTGCATAAAAGCCTTGTTCAGCTTGTTGCTGTGGAGTTGTAACAACACTAGAGCTGTTATAGCCTCTTACTTCACCACCTGATGCCATACCTGTTGTAGGATTACCGATAGCTGGATTAGGTGGGCTGTACAGGTCTTGCTGTTGTTTGTACATATTAACAACACCACCTTCAGCCATACCCATCATCTCTTGGATAGCAGCCATCTCCTCTGGACTAAGGTCTCCTTCATTCATAGGACCACCAGCAGGAACAGGTTCACCACCAATTCTACCACGAGATTCCATATCTTGCAAGCCCATTTTTGCATTATCTCGTAGATCCTCAAAGAATTTTACACCGTAGTATCTGACGACATCAGCAGGAACTACGTACTCCCCTTCAGATAACTGTGCAGGAATATCATCACGTACTTCCTTAGCTGTAGATCCTGGGGGTACTTCGTTACCTGACACAGGGTCTCTCATCATTCCATCGTCACGAAGACCACCGTCCTCGAATGCAAAACTCATTTGTTGATTCATGTCTACTGTGCCTCCTTCGGCAAATTGTCTTGGCTTATCTACCTGAAACTGCTCTCTTAGTTTTGAGATATCAATGATTATACCTTTACGGTTAACTGGTTCGGTTTTTGTTTTTGGTTGTTGAACAGGAGCATTTTGATCAGGTACATCATCAAAAAACCCTTCAGGCAGATCAAAGAACTGATTACCCTCTTCTACAGTAAAGAGGTCATCATCGTCTATCGCAGCATCGTCTGCAGCATTAGCTGCCACTGCATTAGGATTGTCATTAACCATATCCTCAAAACCCATATCAATTAGGTGTTGTTGGGCGGCGGTTCTAGTAGGTTGGTTTTTTTCATTCTTATAAGGTAGTTCTATATCTCTGTGTATAGTTACAGGATAGTTCTTTTCTAAATCTTTTAAGGCTTTATCTAAGTCTGTAACATAGGTTCTGTAAAATCTGTCACCTTTGTCTGAAGGGTCGATAGTTCTTCTTCTAGCCTCTGCTATCTTACTTGCAGGTGGGATAACAATCTTATCTACACCTTCTTGGTCAGCTTTAGCAATAAGTAGTTTTAATGCTTCTTCAACAGTCTGTTTGTTTTTTCTTACTGGGGGTAATGCAGTGTTTGTTTCATCTCCAAGTAATCTTTGATCTTTTTTAATTTCAAGAAATCTTTCGTATAAACCATTAACAAAAGCACCATCAACTGCATCTTTGTCTAATTTTCTATCCGTTATTTCTTTGTCTATAACATCATAGTATTTACCTAGCTCTTCGTCGTATGCATCTGCCAGATCATCATAGTTAAGCCCAAATTGTTTTGCATACCCATCAAAATCTTCTAAAAACTCATCATAAGCTGGGGAGTCTACATCTACAACATACATTGGATTATTTGAAAGGGGGTCTTGAGATTTTACAATTATGCTGTCATAAACTTTATTGTTTGGACCTACAAATGATACACCCTCAAAATCATTTATTGACCTAGTCCTATTAGCACCTTCCCGCAAATCATTAAGTATTTGGTGAATATGGCTAGAGTTTACCCCTTGTTTATCTATGTAATCTTTAATTTCTTCAAACTCTACAAGCCTAGAGTCTTCTACAGTACCCCTTTCTGGTGAGTAAAGTTCGTCTATGAAGTCTCTTTTTCTTCGGTCCTTATATTGGGGGTGGTTTAAGACCCCTGTTTTAAATGGGAGTTGCAACCTTACAGGTTCTTCGGGCATTGCTACACCCTTACTTTCAAGACTCTTAACCAAACTTTTAAGTTCATTAGTTATATCACCATAAGCTTCTTGAAAAGTAACTGGTGAACCAGTCATAGTTTCACTTGTAGCTCTGTCAAAAGCAACGTCAAAAGAGTTTTTAGGTTTTCTATAACCTTTCTGCAAAAGGTCTGATTGTATTTCTTCTACTAATAAGTAAGGTCGATCTTTACCGACAATACTTTTAAACTCTGGACTTAAAGTTTTATCAACATTAAAACCAACCATAGGGTCTATAAAACTACCCCTAACGTGAGCTGTCGTACTTGCATCAAAGTGCTGGGAATTAGCTTTAAAAGTATTGCCCGATGTACGGGATAAGATAGGTATTGAGAAATAAGAAGTGTCTTCTGGATATCTAGGGTATCCTGTAAAACCTACCTGAGATTGACGTTGATACCCTCCAAACGCAGGGCTAGCACCTAAATCTGCAAGGGTGTAGTATAAAGATTCTGGTAACCCTTTAGGACTTTTAGTTACAGCATCTAAAAGTTCTTCTCTAGTATATCGTTTGTCTCTGTCTACAAGCCCTTCTTTGTAAGAACTTGGAGGAATAGATTCAGAATCCTTTTCAAGTAATCTTAAAAACTCTGCTCCTGTCATACCTTTACTAGGAAAAGAGTTAGTCATTGTAAGCTTACGTGTAAACTCTGCAATAGGCTCTCTAAATTTTACAATGCCATCTTTTGTTTCGTAAATCCCGTCAGGGTCAAATACCGACTCATCTTTAGGTATATACGTAGGTGGGTTCTGTCCAGTAAACCCTGCACTAAGAGATTGAGTTGTAGCTCTATTTGTAGGTGTCGCAGATAGAAACTCCCTGTCACCAGAAAGCATAGCTTTAGTTTGACCTACAACATCTGCTTTAAGACCACTTGGAATTGCAGCACCAGCTACAGTAGTTGTAACCTTAGCTGCAGGTACAAGCTCTAGTGCAGTAAGTGCATCACCTAGTACAGCTTCTCTAGCTTGGTTTACTTGTTCGTCAGTAGCTTGTTCGTATGATACATTATACATACGTTGAAGTCTAATGTTTAAATCTTCAGAGCCAAGTCTAGTTACACTATCTTTAATCTCATTAACTACTTGTTTAGTAGTCTCTACTGGGGCTTGTACAAATTCTTTAGTACCTTCGTACACACCAACAGCTGCATCTTTTAGAAACTTAATCTCGTCTTCATTAATAGCTTTACCAAGTTTTTCACCAAAGGATTCATACTCGTTGTCTAAACCTAAAATGTTATCGACAATAAGCTCACCCCAGCTTAGACCTTTAGCTTCTGTCAGACCGCCTTCATCAAAACCAGATGTTAGTCTATTAGTTCCCTGTATTGGATCAGAGGACTGCTCCATGAAAGCATTAAAGTCAAAAGCCTGAGCTTCATTGTTTAGAAACTTATTAAAGTCTGGATTAACTTTTGCTAATTCTTTAGTAAACTCGTAGTCAATGTCATTGTACTGTATTCTTCTTACGCCAAGAATGTGAGACTTATCAAAAGACTTCATGCTTATAGCAGCACCACCGCCTTGCTCACCACCTAGAACTCCAATGTAGTTGCTTCCAGGTTTGTTGACATCAAGACGATCTCCTGCATAGAATGTTGCATGGTCACCACGTCCATTTCGTTTACCCCGTGTTGGGTCTAGAGTTAGAGTTCCATCAGGTAGTTTAGGGAAGTCAAAGATAACAATGTCACCCTCTTGAATATCTTCTATATCAACAGGAGTACCATACTTCATATAAGCGTCAGCTCTTACCCTACCATACCTCGCTTCTGATTCTGGTTTTGCACCTGGATTTAAAGGATCAGCACCAATGCTGTCTAGCATGTCGGAAACAAAGGTTGTACAGTAGTAGAATGCATCTAGGTCACCATCGAACTCTTTACCTAGAACTCTTGAAATCATACCTCTGATAGCACCACGGCCCTCTGGGGTAACCTTACTAACTTTTACTTCGTAGTCTTCTTCTGCACCACCTATTAGAGATTTATCTATAGCTTTTTGTACGGGGCTTTGTTGTGTAGGAGGTGGGGGGTTGTCTACATACTCTTGAGCTTTATCCATTACCTCTTCGGTAATACCAGTCTTTAAAACCTCTGTAGGGGTTACAAGGTCTCCTTCAGGCTGAAGCATTCTTTCAGTTTGTTCTGCTACGCCAAATCCCTCTGGTCTAAGTACTGGTCTGGGGGATGTATCTCTTCTAGCCATTCACATGTTCCCTAAGAAGTAATAAGGATCTAAGCACACGTATCTCACCTTGAGCACGATACAGTTCTTCTACATCTGTAATCTGCTCAAGGCGTTTGTGTACTTTGTCTATTCTAAGTCCAATCTCTTCCAAAAAAGAGTTGTACAATTCTGGATTGTTTACAAAAGGTTTCAAAGTATTATTCACTACGAGTTTCATTGCATCTGCTGATCACCAGTGTTGCCTGAGAAGCCCTGTTCTCCTGGCTGAGGCGCTGTTCCAGTTCCTATAGTGCCACCCCCACTACCTTGGGTATCCTGTACCTGTGCCCCCGCAGGAGCGTTCTGTGGGCCTCCTGGTTGTGGAGCACCTGCTGGTGGAGCTGGTGGTGGGTTCTCTGCTTGGAATTGCTTGAGGATTTCTGCTTGAGCTGCAGCTTCTGCCATGTTGTTGCCAACCTTATCGGGATCAAGATCCATTGACTTAGCAATCTCACGAACAATATAGTCCATTCTGGCAAATGGTGCAAGTGCTGGATTAGCTACAACCTGCATGAATTGCATCAAGCGTTGGCTACGTACTTCATTAGCCATCAAGCTTTCTGTGCCACGAGCTTTAACTTCTAGATCGCCTTTGATTTCCTTATCGTAATCAAACTGCATGTTAAAATTGAAGAATGCTTTACCCAGTGGTGCTAGCAGATAGTCATCAATGTTTTTTACTACATTCCGTATACTGCCGTTGGCAGCAGACATAAGCATAGAAATACCAGAGGCAGTACGACCAACCCCTGATACGCCTGTCTGACCATGTGCGAAGGAAGGGAAGCCTGTTGATTCATCT